CAACGTTAAACATAAGTGTGTTTGAACTTATTGTAGGCGGAAGTTTTGTAATTGACAGCTTGACAGGCGGTGGTATACGTGTTAATATAGCTAAGAGTACTAACCCTGGTACTATACTAAGCATAGCAGGACACGGACTTCCAGATCCAAGAAGCAATCGTACAGGAAATTTGTACGTAGAATTAAAAGGCACTGTGCCTAAACTAAACAAAGAACAAATAGAAAAGGTAAAACAGATAAATGATGAACTTGGTACTCGCACCTGACGTAATGTTGGAAAACGCAGTACAGCGTTTTGATGTAGGTCAAATGCATCCTGCGCCGATTGCGTTGGATATGATTGATTTAATGAAAAAAAATCACGGGCTAGGATTAAGTGCAAATCAAGTTGGCCTGAATGCACAAATTTTTGTTATGAAACCAGTATTGAACAAACAGCACGGTGATGTTACTGTGGTTATTAATCCTATTATTAAAGGACTGAGCAAAGAAACAGAACAAGGTCCAGAAGGCTGTCTAAGCCATCCAGGACTGATTCTCAAAGTTAAACGTCCTATCAGTTGTGTAGTGGAATTTGATACACTAACTCCTGATATGCGTGATGTAATACATGTTGAAGCAAAATACGACGATATTGATGCTAGGATCTTCCTTCATGAATATGACCATTTGCATGGCATACAATTTATCGATAGAGTAAGCAAACTAAAACTAACAATGGCAGAAAAGAAAAGAAGGAAAAAAGTAAATGGTTGAACCAAGCGAAACATTACAACTGGTGTTTGACAAAGCAACTAGTGATGCTAAAAAGTTAAAGCATAACTATATTACTTTAGAACACCTTACATATGCAATGCTGTGTGTAGAAGAGTTTGAAACACTCATTACAGAATATGGCGCAGACTACAATCTAATGAAAAGCACATTAGAAAACCATATCAAAAACAAAATGAAAGACATTGAAGTCACTGATGAAGAAATTGCAGCAGTTGGCAAATGGAAACCTACAAAAACACAAAGCGTAGAACGTGTGCTTAATCGTGCATTTGCACAAGTGCTTTTTCAAGGACGCAACACAATTGATATTGTTGATGTATTCATTAGTATTCTCAATGAAAAGAAAAGCTATGCAAGTTTTGTAACAAACAAAGCTGGTATTTCCAAAGACGATTTTACAGCGTATGTAAATTTGGAAATTGGTGATAAAGCAATGTCTGATGAAAATGCAGAAATGAGCGGTGCAGCAAATCAAGCACTCAAAGCATTCACTGATGACTTGAATAGTCATGTTACAAGTGGAAAAATTGATCCAGTAATTGGTAGACAAGATGAGATTGAACAAGTTGCTCTTGCACTTGGACGTCGAAGCAAAAGCAATGTAATTCTAGTAGGCGATCCGGGTGTAGGTAAAACTGCTATTGCAGAAGGACTTGCACATAAAATTGTACACGGAGAAGTTCCTGAATTTCTAAAAGAATACAATGTTTACAGTCTTGATATTGGTGCGATGCTTGCTGGATCCAAGTACCGAGGAGACTTTGAAGAACGCTTTAAACTTGTATTGCAAGCCTTGCAGAAAAAAGGCAAAACAATCATGTTTATTGACGAAGCACACATGATCAGTGGCGCTGGCGCTGGCGGCAAAGATGCATCAAATGATCTTGCCAACATGCTGAAACCAGCACTAAGCAAAGGTACTATCAAAGTTGTTGCTGCAACTACTTGGGAAGAGTATCGCAAGCACTTTGAAAAGGATCGTGCATTGATGCGTCGATTCCAGCGTGTGGGCGTTGATGAACCTAGTGCAGAAACATCAGTGCAAATTCTGCAAGGTATTAAAAAATACTACGAAGATTTTCACAACGCTGAAATTACAGAATCTGCAATTGCAGCAGCAGTAAAACTCAGTGTTAAATATCAACCCGACAAAAGATTGCCAGACAAAGCAATTGATTTGATTGATGTTGCATGTAGTCGATTCAAAGTAAAAGATCAAACCGACGGACGTATTGTAACTGAAGAAAACATTCAGTTTGAACTTGCTAAAATGGTTAAAATTCCAGAAGAACAAGTTGCAGAACGTGAAACAGACAATTTGCAACACTTGGAAAAAAATCTCAAAGGCAGCGTGTTTGGACAAGACGATGCAATTGATGCAGTAGTTGACAAGATTCTTGTATCACAAGCAGGACTTAAACCAGACGACAAACCAATTGGATCGTTTGTGTTCATGGGCCCGACTGGTACAGGTAAAACTGAAACAGCAAAACAACTTGCACATCACTTGGGTGTAGAACTTGTGCGTTTCGATATGAGTGAGTTCCAAGAGAAGCACAGTGTTGCCAAGTTTATCGGTGCGCCTCCAGGATATGTTGGGTTTGAAGATGATGCAGGACAACTGATTGTTAAATTGCAAGAGAATCCTAACTGTGTGTTGTTGCTTGACGAGATTGAAAAAGCACACCCGGATGTGAGTGCTGTATTGTTGCAACTTATGGATAATGGTATGGTAACTGGCTCAAATGGTAAGGTAGCAGATGCACGTAACAGTATCTTGATTCTCACAACCAACTTGGGTGCAAAAGAAGCTGAAAAGAACACTATTGGCTTTGGCGACGACATGAGCAAAGACTACGAAGACACAGATCTAAAAAAATTCTTTGCACCAGAATTCCGCAACCGTCTTGATGCTACAATTACATTTGCCAAACTTGGTAAGCCTGTAATGATGAAGATTGTTGGCAAGTTCCTAGCAGAACTTAGAGATCAAGTCAAGGACAAAAATGTAAAAATTACAATCGCAGATGAAGCACTTGATTACTTGGTAGACAAAGGCTTTGATCCTAAAATGGGCGCTCGTCCATTGCAACGTGTCATTGATGCAGAAATCAAGCGTCCACTGAGTAGAGCATTGTTGTTTGGTGATCTTAAAAACGGCGGCTCGGTTGAGATTAAATACAGTGATAAAATCGAGATTGAAACAACAACAAATGTCACAGCCGAATGAAACTGTAAAACTGCACTACGGAAAATACTTGTACAAGATCAAGATTATTAATCAACTTGGAAGTATTTTCCGTACAGAGTTTCAACGTGACGGTAAACTGGGTTATGCTCGTAAATATCTAAACGAGTATAACTCAGACGCAGGGGAAGGCAGGATTATAAAAAAAGGAAGATTTTTTGATACAGTAATTTTGCAAGAAGAATTAGACGATGCTAATTACATTTATAAAGTATTAAGATATGCAAAAAATTACCTTGTACGATGTGAATACAATACGTTAATAGTTTATTCAAACAATCTAAACCTTATCAACAAATTAGATTCTGGTATTAAATCACACAATTGCGAAATATGGGCGCCTCTCGATGTAAACATAGATTACTTAAAACAAAATAAAAATATCATACTTGTTGACAACCCTCCTAAACTAAAATACAAAGTAACATTTGGTAGGAAAAAGTCTTCGCCTGCATTAGGAGAATGGCTGATAGCAAACACAGATAAAAGCAAAGCAGGAAGTGTTTTTCTTCGCAATTGTCAAGACAACGGTTGGATAAACGGACAATACGTGTATGTTAGAGACGAAAAAGTGCTGCTATTGATCAATATGTTAGCAGGCGATAATATCACAAAAATAGAAGAATTAGTTTGTCGTACAAGTTAAGATAAATACTTGTAACAACCCGGAGTTATTATGGAACATTTTGTACGTATTGTAATGGAAAAACAAGAAGGTCCGCAACTTCTTGATGAAAGTATTTTTCCTAGTCAACAAATATTTGAATCAGAACAAGGTGCTACTGTATATCACATCGATCTTCCACGTGAATTAACAGAAGACGAATGTGACGAGTATGCAGAAAAGCTAGCAAACTATATGTTTGAGCAAGGTTACGAAGATTTTGATATTGAGATCAGCGGTGACGAACAAGATATTGATGAAGAAACTTACGACGGTGACGATTTTTTTGAAGAATACGGTGTTATGTGGTTCAACGAAGATGCATTGGACGAAGCAGAATATCAAGGCCGTAAAGTTCCATTAGGCAAGCCTATGCAAGGCGATGTTAAAAAGTTCAAAGTGTACGTTAAAGATCCTAAGACCAAAAATGTTAAGAAAGTCAACTTTGGCGATCCCGATATGAAAATTAAAAAGAGCAATCCGGAGCGTAGACGCAGTTTCCGTGCAAGACACAACTGTGATAATCCTGGACCAAGAACAAAAGCAAGATACTGGAGTTGCAGAAAATGGTAATGATCACTGAAATTTTTGACAAAAAAGCAATAGAAGATTTAAAGATTGGCGACCAACTTCCGTATGATGTTGTAGAAGATTTAAAAATTTATATGACACAAGACAATGATTTTTATCGTAAAAATCTTTTTCCACATATGAGTGAAGTACAAGCAGCAGTAAATGCAGGTGGAAAATACAATAAAAAAATGTTGCTGCCAGCAGTTGAAAAAGCTATTCCAGAATACTTACAAAAATTTGGTATTAAAAAGCGTCCACAAGACTTTATGGATGATGCACAAAAAATGGAATGTATTAGCAGTATTTTAAAAGACGAAATGGACAACTTTCGCGAAGGAAAATACTAATGCGTTTTGACGAGTTTAAAGAATACAAGAAAGGTCCAGCTGGGCAAGCAAAGGGCAAAGACAAAATGCCTAAAGCTAAACCGGGCAGAAAGGATCATCCTTTGCACGGCAAACTCGTTGGCGAAGAGATACAAGAAGCAAAGCAGATGGGTCGTGCATTCAACCACCTTGAAGATCTTGTTTTCTTTCATGGAACACAAGGTGCACTCGAAGCAATTGAACATTTGCGTGATTTAGCCACTGATGAAGGTAGTGGCAGTATAAGAATGAAATGGGACGGCAATCCTCAAATTTATTGGGGTAGAGAACGTGCCGGAGGTCCATTGATACTAGGTGGACACAATCAATGGAGTCGTGGTGTGCTTGGAGACAGCCCAGAAGCAATCCAAGACTTCATTGCCAATCAAAGTGGCAATCCAAAAACAGACGATGAGAAAAAACAACGCATGGAGTTTGCAAAAAACTTCGCAAGTATGTATCCAGAGTTTGACAAAGCAACGCCCAAAGATTTTGAAGGTTTTGTGTATGCAGATGGATTGTTTTTATCTCCACCAGAACTAAAAGACGGTGTTTATACATTCTGTCCTAATCCCAAGTCACAAACTTGTTATCATGTTCGTGCAGACAGCGAACTAGGACAGCGCATTGCCAAAGCCAACATTATGGTTGTAGGACATGCAGAATTTCCAGAGTGGGGTATGCCTGATAGTGCACAAACTCCAAAAAATGATTTCAGTGAATTCAGTGGCAATCCAAACGTGGTTGTACTAGGTCCAGTATACAACACAAAACCTGTGAAAATTGACACAAGTTCGTTGGACACTGTTACTAGATTTGCCAAAGCCAACAACAAAATTGTTGACGGATTTTTAAACAGTGTACAAGGACTAGGCGATCTAAAAAACATCATTTACACTTATGTTAACCAAACAGCAAAAGCAAAGAACTTGGACAACTTAGGTGTTGAAAACTTTTTTAGCTGGTTGGGCAACAGCAAAGTAAGCAAACCCAAGCAAGCAAAAATAAGTGAGTTAAACAGCAAGTACAACAATGCACTAAATGCTATATTCACACTAGTAAAACAAATACAAAATGCAAAAGACAATGTAATTGATCAAGTAGAAGGCGAACAGGGTGACATATGGGACACCAACGGAGAAGGCCGTGTACGCTATGCAGATAAAACAAAGAAATTTGGCAATGTAAAACTTGTTCCAAGAAAAAGGTGGACCCCGGGCTAATGTTATTAAGAGAATTATTTGAAGCAGAACAAAGCGTAGGACTTATATTTGGAAGATTCAATCCTCCGCACAAGGGTCACAAAGCAGCATGGGAAATGGCCAGTAAAAATTCTGCATGGTATGTAGGAACAAACAAGAGTACACAGGGTCCAAAAGATCCGCTTCCTTATGACGTTAAAATTGCTGCAATGCAAACTATCATGCCAGGAGTTGAAAAGCACATTGTTCCTCATCAAAGTTGGTTAACATTAGCAGCAGAAATATACAAAAAGCATGGCGATGTAGAACTAAAAGTGTACACAGACGAAGAATGGGTACTAAAAGCACTCAACAAGTACAATGGTGTAGATGGTGCACACGGCATGTACAATTTTCCAAAAATCACAAGTGTACCTACTCCACGTTTGAGCAGTGCAACAGCATTACGTAAAGCAGTAGCAGACAACGATCCGCAAGCATTTGCAGATGCAGCAGGTGTAGCAGCAGATACTCCAGTGGATGGCAAGCCGTTCTTTGATGTAGTAGCAGAATATTTAGGACAATACAACAAATGAAAATATTTGAAGTTACAAAAGTTATTGTAGAAGGTTACAAACTACAATTAGAACGTGATACCGATATGATGGTATTAAACATTACTGATACAAAGACAGGCAAGCGTACAGAAGTACGTGGCAAGCCGGGTTATGAAACTAACTACGACCCTAATGACAAACTACATCAACTGCTAGATCGTGTAGGCAAGAGTGCTAACATTAGTGAACTAATGAACGGCGAAGTAGTAAGCATTAATCCTAACCACCCAGATGCTGATCGTGCAAAAGCAGCAACAGACAAAGCGTATAGCGAAAACTTTGCTGATGGTAAGAAAAAAGGCAAAAGCAGACCAGGGCGTGTAAAACGTTCAGGTGCTAGTTGTAATGGTAGTGTAACAGATTTACGCAAACGTGCTAAAAATGCAAGTGGCGAAAAGGCTAAAATGTATCACTGGTGTGCGAATATGAAATCAGGTAGAAAGAAAAAATAATGGATATTGAGTATTACGTAGAAAAGTATAAAGAACACGAAGCACGTAGAGCAACTACTAATGAACGTAATGCATTTTGGAAACAATATGCCAAAGACCAAAAACAATTAGATCCAGAAACTAGTTTTAATATGGGAAAATATTAATGGACATAGAAGATCTAAAAAGACTAGCAGGTGTAAATGAGTTCAAAGGGTATACTGAATACACTCTAGAAAATTTCAGTGATGCTGCCAATGCTAATCGCAAAAAAGAACGTGAACAAAATATCAAACCCGGCGACGAAGAATGGTTTAAACTTTGGTTCAGTCAACCTAAAATGCAAGGCCGAGGCTTTCGCGGCAGGAAAAAATGAGTGCTGAACGAGAGTTTGTATATAAAACCCTTGTAGAACAATTACAATATCCAGCTGCAAAAACTGCTGATTGTATGTTTGATATCAATTGCAGCAACTATCAACTTTACGACGAACTTGCCAAACACAACGCATTTGAATTTGGCGATTATACTTTGGATTTAGACAAACGTATAACTTACAAGTTTAAATATCTTCCTTTGCAAAATAGAACGCAAACAAAACAAGGATTGTTTACCATTATAAACAACGAATATGATTTGTTGAATTGTATCTATTTTAAAAGACCATTTCTGTATTTTGGAAATGAAATGTTTCATAAAAAATTAACAGATCAAGGATATAGTTTATACACAAAAATCATTGATTATAGTTTTGATCAGGAAATCAACCCTACAACAAGGAGAAACATGTTTGTAGATCAAATACTAAAATTAAATAGATTTGGCAATCCTCAAATGTTGCAAAAGTCCTTGGAGAAAACAGCACATCAAAACATGCAGAATCTCATGCGCATCATAGACAAAGAAAAGAATCCAAGTGTATATCCTAGACTAAATACACTACAGAAGTTTAGAAAGCTATTATGAAATTACAAGACTTATTAGAAGATGGCAGAATTGTCAAAGGAGTTAACACAACAGTGGATGTTGGTGTTAGACAAATTCCTATAGAAGCAGGTAAACTTGGCAACAAAGTTACCAAGGACGGATTGCCTCCTTTTTTAAGAACCGATGGCAAAGTGCAAGAAGCACGATATACAGCAGCAGAGTGGGCAATCATCGACGGCGGACACAGTCTAGAAGATTTGGAACCAAAAGCCAAATTGTTTGATTTCGATAAATACTAATATGCTGATAAGAGAATTCACAAGACCAGAATTTATTGTGTGGGATGCACACATACGTGTTAGAAATCGCACGTACAGTCAAGCTATCAAAATACAAATATCAGCACGAACCAAACAAGAAGCACATAGACTAATAAAAGCACAATATGGTCCTGATGTACAGCTGATCTATGTTAGGAGAAGTTTGTGAAAATAACAGAAATTATAAAAGAAAAAAACGATGTCAAAGGCACTTGGAAATCTTTTGATATATCGCAATTTGATTCGCCAAAAGGCGGCGGTGATCCTGATCCGGCTGGTATAGGAAATGTTGGCGGTGCTGCTGGAACAGCAGGAATACAAGTACAATTGAGAAAAGCCTCCAATCTTGATGGAAAATACAATGTTGAATTCAGCAATGGCGAAAACATCAAAGTAGACAGAAATACAGCAATCAAAGTATTGTCTAAAATTGACAACATGCGAACTTCTCAAGAAAAATTCAAAGCAATAAAATACATCGAAAAGTCTTACGAAAATCTACTAAAGTTTGCAGAATTAAACGAATCTCAAATTGACGAAGCAGCTCCTATAGTAGCAGCGGCAATATGGGTAATCAAGTTTGCTGCCAAACGTGGAGCATGGCCTGTAATTAAATGGCTGATGAAAAGACACGGTGGAAAAATCATCGGCGCAGGCGCAGCAGCATATTACATTGACCAAGGCTGGGACTGGGTAGTATCTCAAATTGGTGAAGAATATGCACAGATGCTGATTGACAACAAATTTGAAATTGGAATGGCAGTTGCCCTTATACTTGGAGCAGTTGCACTTAAAAAGTTCCTTGAAAGAAAAGGCGAAGCATTGGCTGCCAAGTATCAAGAAGAAAGTATATACGAAACAACAGCCGCCGGTGCAATTGCTGCAACTGGAAATGGGTTTGTCAACGGCGGCCCAGGTAGTTTACTACGCAGAGGCACAACACCAAAACGTAAAACAAAAAAGAAAAACAGATAAATAGTAGTAATAAAATTACTTCGGAGAAATTAAATGGCTAAAGATAAGTATTGTTCAGATAAATGTTGCGGGTCTGACGTAAAAGCAGAAGATTGCAAATGTCCCCCAACTTGCAAACATTGCAACTGTAATGCAGTAAGTGAAGGTCTTGCTGATATGGCAGACATGGCCGAACGTGATCACGAAGTACAAATGGCTCGTGCAGAACTATACAAAATTGCAAAGTACGCTATCAAACTACACGAATTGCTAAAAGGTGTAAGCGAAGCAGAAGGTATCGAAGGCTGGATGCAAAGCAAAATCACCAAGTCAGCTGATTACATTGGAAGTGTGTATCACACACTGGATTACGATATGGCTACAGAAAGCAAGAAGACATTCAAGAGTACAATGAGTGAAGCAGATGCCGCAGAATACAAGTCAGAATTAGCAGAACGTGTGTCTCAAAAAAAAAGTCAGCTAAGTGAACTAGACGCTGATACACTCTACAAGTACTGGAATAAGAGTTATGACGATGTATCAGATCCAGACGGCAAAGACCCTGAAAAATTAAAAAAGCGTAGAGCTTTTATGAAAAAGGCAGCAGCTCAGCACAATGCTAAAAAAGGCTGGAAGCGTCCACAAGGTGTTAAAAAATCCGCAGCAGATGCAGGAAAAAGTGCAGCAGGACTAGCAAGACATCTTGCTAAAAAAGACATGCGCAAAGACAAAGATGAAGATTAAAGAAGTAGTAGAAAAGGCACCTCCAGGAAGAGAAAAGCAAGTCAAAAAGCTCAAGGGCAAGTTTGACGATCCTGGAGCACCTTATGCTATTGCTTGGGCGCAACACAACAAACACGGAAAGCCAAAGAAGAAGAAGTAGTGGAAGACAGTGCTGAAGATCACGTTTGGAAAAACATAGACCCAGAAGATATTTGGGTTATGGACAAACTGATACTATCACGCAAAATGGGCTACCACTGCGGACCAGTAGGACTTGATGTTCTTAAACCAGGATGGTATATTGTACGTCCATGTGTTAACATGTTAGGACTAGGTCTAGGGGCACAAAAACTTTGGATAGAAAACGAAACTTACGAACTCACTGTTGGACACTTTTGGTGCGAATGGTTCGAGGGCAGACATTTTAGCATAGACTATTACAACAGCAAGCAGATGTTGTGTGTAGAGGGCAAGAAGCCAGAAGACACATTTACCAAATGGAAAGAATGGAACCGACAAGATATTCAGATTCCGTATCCTGAAATACTCGAACCTTTTATAAACAAACATCCGTGGATCAACTGTGAGTTCATTGGCGATAAACTGATTGAAGTTCATTTTAGACGCAACGAAGATTTTGATGGCAATATCAATCATTTTATACCCGTGTGGCAAGGCGAATCAACAACTCCGCCTGATGGATACACATATCGAGATTATCCAGACTTACACGGACGTATAGGTGCATTTGTCAAATAAATCCTTGACAAATAACTATTATTATCATATACTTAACTTAATAATCACACAAGGAGTAATGCATGAGCGACAGAGTGTACGGCGCTGAAGAAAAGGCCAAACTAGAACGACTGGTTAAAGAAGGCGTGACAGTATTGCAAGAAATTGAAGACTTGCAAGGTGGATTAAAAGAAACAGTCAAAGCTGTTGCTGAAGAACTAAATGTTAAGCCTTCGCTTATCAACAAAGCTATCAAAGTTGCACAAAAACGTGACTGGAGCCGTGTTGCAGACGAATACGAAGATCTTGAAACTATTGTTGCTACAATAGGCTACGATCAAGATGTATAAAAATGTTGTTAAATTTTGGACTGACAGTTATCAAACTGACAAGATTGCATTTTACTTTGAACTTGTTAGCTTTGTATTTACTGTTGGTGCAAGTTTAACACTAGCACTTAATGCTGCTAATCCAAATATGCTGTTGGTGTACCCTGGATTTTTAGTAGGAAGTGCTACACAAGCCTATGCAAGTTATAGAAGAGGATTGCCGTGGATCTTGTTATTAACCTCCTACTTTGTTTGTGTTAATATATTGGGGTTCGGCGTTGCTGCACAATGGTGGTAAAAAAATACCCTCTTGGTGTTGCACAATTCTATATCAGTCATACTTGTAATATTGCATGTCCTGGGTGTTTGAGTTTTAACAACTACAACATTTCAGGACATGACAAGTTTGAAGACTATGAATACGATACTCAACAGTGGAGTAAAATACTAAGCCCTGTTGACATGAGTATTATTGGTGGAGAGCCACTCAGCAATCCAGATGTTCACAATTGGGCAATAGGAGTGCGCAAACTTTTTCCAGACTGCAATGACTTAAAAATTTGTACCAACGGATTGCTGATAAACAAATGGACACACAAAATACCAGAATGGTGG